TTTTTCATTTAAATCATTATATTCATCTAGTAATTTAAATCTATATGAATTGGGAATACTTCCACTTTTTACCCTTTCAACATTAGCAATAATTCCAATAGTTTTTGCTCCTGAACCAAGAAAAGCAATTTTTGCTGTTAACATAAAAATCAACTCCTTAAATAAAAAATAATCTTTGAATAGCATGGCTCACAAACTGCTTCCCCAAGCATTCTAACTTGTGGGCTGTGCTATTGAAAGATTAAATTATTCTTGGGTTGTATTCTCGTTATCTGGGATATACTCTATTAAATCTTGTGTATTACAACTAAGTAATTCACAAAACTTATTAAGATGTTCTGGATTAATTCTTGTTATTGTCCCATGATAATATTTCCCCATAACAGTTGGAGTGATTCCTACATATTGACTAACTGTTTTTTGGGAAAGTCTTTTTTCAGCCATTTTGATATGTATCTTAAATTTTATCATATAATATCCTCCTTATTTATATTGTTTTTTACTATTATAGCAGATATTTAAAAACATTTAAAGTATTTTAAATAATTTTAAAAGTTATTTTTTTACTTGACAAATGATTTTAAATGTCTTATTATAACAGTATAAATTATTAAATAATTTTTATAGTTAAATTATACTTTTAAAAATTATTGAAATGTAAAAGGAGATTTTATAGAAAATAACATAAGGAAGTGAAATGATTAAAAGTTTTTTACTTATTTGTTTCTTAGTAACTATTTGTTTTTTAACTAATTTAATACTTTATTTGATTACTTGGTATCTGCTGGGTAAGAAAATTAAAAAGTTTTTAGATGAATGTAAAGATGATTTGAAGTTATGAAGAAAATAAAAAAAAAGAGCGACCGACCAAAGTACTCTTTCTTTTTCAAAGAAGTAATTATAAAAATAATCAACTCCCTTATTGATAATAATTATAACACAATTGTTATCATATTACAAGATATTTCTATATTTCTCCAACAAAAATAGGAGGAAAAATTTATGAGAGTATCAGAATTAGAAAAATTAATTCAAAAGTATGGAGAAACAACAAAATTTATTGAAATTAAGGAAGAACTAAAGAAATTAGGTTATCCTTGCAGAATTGCAGGTGAAAAAAATGTTTGAAAATTTTAGAACTATTTATATCATAACTAATGCTGATAAAACTATTCTTTCAGCATTTACTTCTGAAGAAGAAGCAAAAAAAGAAATTGATTTTAAATATTCAATTCTTCCAGAAAAATTTTATATTCAGCCTTGCTGTTTGAACATTGATAAAAGTTTTGTTGAAGAAATTAAAAAGAAATTTTAAGGAGATTACAATGAAAGACTTATATTTTATAAATGAAACTACAAAAATAATATTTGCTTTAGTTGAATTACCTGGAAAAGTACAAATGGATTTTTTAGGAATTGAAAGAATTCATTATATCAATAGAGATGTTAGTAAAAATTGGTATGAAGAAACTAAAAATAAAATTATAAATTCTAAGCATCCAAAATTAATGGAAGCAATGAAAGAACTTGAAAGATTGTATAAAGGGATGAAATGATAAGGAGACCAACTATGAAAAGTAGAGAATATATTGAAAAGAAAGTAGAAAAACTTGAAGATTTGAGAAGACAGCTTCTAAAAGAATATCAAGATAAATTGGATAATGGCTATGAAGATGAAGTTCTTTGGCAATATATAAGCACAAAGAACATTGAAATTTGGACTTTAAAAGATATTTTAAATGATTAATTGGAGGCTTAAATGTATATAAAAGATAGAAAAAAAATAGAAAAAGCATTGGCTAACTTAATAAAAGAAATGATAAACCAAGAAATGATTGATGAAAATAAAAAAGAAGTAGCTGATCAATTATTAGCTGCAAGAGAATATGAAATAAGACAAATTTGTGAGGATATAGCTGATCAATATGCTTCCATTAAAAAACCACTTTAAGAAGGAGTGGATAAAATGCAAGAAAAGACATTTAAACAATTATTAATGTCTAGCAACTACTATACCTTGAATAAACATGTAGTCAAAACTTTAGGGATAGAACCTGCTTTCTTATTAACTATTCTTATAGAAGCTTCAGATGGTTTAGCTGATGAGGAAGGTTGGTTCTATCAAACTATTGAAAAAATTGGAGAACTTACAGGAATTGGTAGACACAAGCAAGACAAAATAATTAAAGATTTAATTGAATCTAAGATCCTGGAACAAAAAAATAAAGGTGTTCCTTGTAAAAGATATTTTAAAATCAACTATGAAATGATAGAAAATCTAGTTTTCCAAAAACAGCAAACTAGTTTGTCTCAAAACGACAAACTGGATTGTAAAAAAGAGACAAACTTGTTTGTAAAAAATAGTCAAACTAGTTTGTCTCAAAACGACAACAATAAAGAACATAATATAAATAACATAAATAAAGAATCAAATCATAAAGAACATAATAAATCATATGATGATTGTTCTGATGATTTGAAAGCAATAAAAAAGTGGTTCAAGGAAAATCAAATTGATTTTTCTAAGAAACATGAAAATAAAATTATTGAGTTATTAAAAAATAACTCTTTGGGATATCTTTTAAAACTCTTCCAAGAACAAATAGATATTTTAAAAAATAAACCAGGAGTAAAAAATATAGCTGCTATTTTCTCTAATCATCTTTTTAAGGGGACTGCTGAAATTAACCTTAAAGAAATTGAAAATAGAGAAATTGAACAGGAAAATTTAAAAAAAGAAGAAAAAAAGGAGAGTGAAAGAAATGAAAAATTTCTTAAGATTTTTTGGGAGCTTCCCCTAGAAGAACAAGAAAAGATAGAGAATGAAATTTTAAAAAATAATAATATTAATCATTTTCTTGAATTAAAAAAGAATAGCACAGTTATGTATTATAGATTAATTACTCCGTTCATTTCTAAATATATTCAAGAAAAAAATTAGCTAGATTTAATTTACTTTTGATACTTGAAAGGAGGATTATGAAAAATCCAAAAGAAAAACCAAAAATAATAGAGGTAAAAACTCCTAAGATAGTTGAAGTTGAAAGACCTACTATAAAGGAAGTTGAGTGATATTATGAGTGAATCTATAAAAATTAATATGCCTTTTGATAAATGGTGCAAAATTCAAAAAGATTTTGAAGAACTTAACTCCAAGCTTCCAGAGGACAAAAAATTAGATTTTGAAAAATATAAATATTGCTACAACTGGGGTAGATTATCTTTTGACCTATATTGTATAGGAGCTGGAATAAAAGAAGCACTTAGAGAACCTGAATTTTATAACAAGAAGGAGATTAAATAGTGAAATTAAGAGGTAAATTTTACAGCATTGTTACTGGTGGAGTTTATAAAGTTTTAAATATAAACTTTGAAAGTAGAAAAATAACAGGAATAAACAAAAATGAAGAACTGACTTTTGAATTTAAAGATGTCATTTGGTTGGAGAGTACAGGAATAAAAGAAGATAAAAAATATATATACACAGATGATTATCTATTAGCAACAAAAGATGAAAACTTAATTTTATGTGGAATTGTAAAAAGAAGAAAAGATGGAGTATTTGTATTAGAAAATAAAAAGCAGCATAAGAGTATTCCATTAATAGAATTGAAAGCTAGTGGAGTAAAATTAATAAATTTGCAAAATCATAAAATTTATTTTGCAAAAAAGAACAATAAAACAATTAAAAAATAGGAGGAAATTATGGGAGTCGTACTTGTAAAAAATAATAAAGGTGGAGTAGGTAAAAGCTGGATAGCTTTACAGTTAGCAGCTTATAAAGCCTTTCAAAATGAAAAAGTCTTAATATTAACTTCAGACTCTCAGAATAATATTTTAAATTATTCTGGAATAAAAATTAAAGATACTAATAAAAAAGGACTTGAAGATTTATTGGAAGGGAAGAATTATGAATTAACAAAATTAAGACCCAATTTATTTTTCTTGCATCTTCAAGACTATAAAGTAAAAGGGAATCTTGATGAAAAATTTAAGAAACAAATTAATAATCTGAAAAAGGAATTTAAACATATCATCATAGATGGTTCTCCAGTTATGAATTTGGACAATGTCTTTGTT